ATCGCTATCAGAAATAAGAGAACAAAAAATAAATGAATTATTAAAATGAGACAAATTAAACTAATGTTAGGTGATAATATAGAAAGCCTTAAAAAATTACCAGAAAATAGTATAGATAGTGTTGTAACTGACCCGCCATATGGATTATCATTTATGGGTAAAAAGTGGGATTATGATGTACCATCAATAGAGTTTTGGAAAGAAGTTTATAGAGTTCTAAAACCTGGTGGTCACGTTTTATCATTTGGTGGAACAAGAACATATCATAGAATGGTTGTAAATATGGAAGATGCTGGTTTTGAGATTAGAGACCAAATTATGTGGATTTATGGTTCAGGCTTCCCGAAGTCTCATAATATATCAAAAAAGATAAAACAAGAGATAGATAATTTAATATATAATGATATATGGAAAAACAAATTAGACAATGTGAAAATTGTGGAACCGACATTGAGAAAAAATCAAATAGAAGTTGGGAGCAATATAGAAAAATTAGGTTTTGTTCAAGAGAGTGTTGTGGAGAAAGTCAAAGAAAAACCAAATTATCAAAATGTGATTGTTGTGGAGAAGAATTTTACAGAAGTCCATCACATATTAAAGGACAATCCTATTGTTCAAGAGAGTGTCGGACAATTCATAATACAACAACAAGAGCTTGTGAGGTCTGTGGAACAATTAAACGAAGACCAAATAGTCAAACTCTTGAACATTTTTATTGTGGAAGAAAGTGTCAAGGATATGCTAAAAGAAAGTTCAATGAACAAAATCAAGGTAGAAGAAGTCCAGAAGACCTTGAATGGAAACGAGAAGTTCTTCGTATCGGAAATTATACCTGTTCTATGTGCGGTTCTACCAAAAATCTTGAAGCACATCATATTAAACCAATCAAAGACTTTCCAGAATTTAGACACGAAATCACAAATGGGTTATGTGTCTGTCACGAGTGTCACTATTATAAAATCCATAATGGAGCGCCTAATTGGAAACACGGTAAATATTCTAAAAAGAAGAATTGATTTTACAATTGATACTGGACATACTGCTCTAAAACCCGCAAATGAACCAATCTGTTTAGCAAGAAAACCTTTAGGTGAAAAAACTATTGTAGATAATGTTATCAAATGGGGAACAGGTGGTATAAATGTTGATGGTTGTAGAATAGAGATTGAAGGTAAAGATGATAGAAGTGCTGGTATAAGAACTGCTAATTTTGGTTCAATGGACTATCAGACAGGTGGTAATGGAACAGAACCTTATGAGCCAAATGAAGGTGGTAGATTTCCTGCAAACATTTTATTTGATGAGACTGCTGCTGAAATGTTAGATAAGCAAAGTGGTATAAGTAAATCAAGTGAAAGAATTGGAAAACCTGGTGGTAAGACATTTGGTGGTTCTAATATGAGTGATGAAGTTGTAGGTAAATGGTTTGGTGATAAAGGTGGTGCATCAAGATTTTTCTATGTAGCGAAAGTTAGTAAGAAGGAGAGAAACTTGGGGTTAGAAGTTGTTGAAGTTGCTAAAAATGTTAGACCACAAGGTGAAGCCTTTGGTAATGGCTCAGCAATAACCGATGTTGTTAAAGGTAAAGGCAACACTCACCCAACCTTAAAACCAATCAATCTAATGACTTATTTATGTAGATTGATTACACCACCAGGAGGAATTGTTTTAGACCCTTTTATGGGTTCAGGTTCAACTGGAATTGCTGCCCTTTTAGAAGGATTTAGATTTATAGGTATGGAGTTAGATGAAGATTACTTCAAGATTGCAGAAGCAAGAATAAACTCTTTTGAAGAGTATAGAAAATTACTTAAATAATGTATGAAACCATATATAATAACTGATTTTATTAATCATCAATATGAAATATGGTTAGAAGATAAAGTAAGATATGTAGATTTTACAAAGTCATCTCAAATTGAAACCATTATGAATGAAATGATTAAGGAGAGAAGAGATGAAAAATTAAATAAATTAATATGAGACAATTAAGATGTAGAAATTGTAATCAAATTAAAGAACCAAAAGACTTTTATAGTAAAAGTGAAAAGTTTAATAAGAAAGGTGAATTAAGAAAGTATTATGATTTAAGTAAATGTAGATCTTGTAGAGCAGAAACAGCAATATATACAAAAAGAGATATTGAATATGATAAAGCATATTTATATAAAGAAGCATATGATTTTATGAAATATATAAGCAGAGTTAGAGGATATATCGAATCAGTTGATATATATAAAATGATAGATCATCATATAAACACTTTTGGATATAATGAAAAAAGATTAGATGATAGTATAGAAGAATTATATAATGATCTATATAAAGTATATAAACAATATGACTATAATAAGTTAAGTAAATAAAAATAAATTACAAATATGACAATTAACAAAATAAATATAGAAGAGGTTAAACTTAACCAAAATAACCCAAGAATTATTAAAGATGATAAATTTAAGAAACTGGTAAAATCTATTAAAGAGTTTCCAGAAATGCTTGAAATCAGACCAATTGTAATAGATGAAAATAACATAGTTCTTGGTGGTAATATGAGACTTAAAGCTTGTAAAGAAGCAGGACTGACAGAAATCCCAATCATTAGAGCAAACCAATTAGATGATGAAAGAAAAAAAGAGTTTATATTAAAAGATAATCAATCATTTGGAGAATGGGATAATAACTTATTAAGTGAATGGGATAAAGAACTTTTATTAGATAGTGGTTTTGAGGAGTGGGAACTTATCGATATATATGGTGTAAACCATTTAGATGATAAATATAAGGGAAGTCTAGAAGGCTCAAACTTTAATCCAACAGAGGTAAATGTTGATGATTATATTAAACAAAATATATTATTTTTTAACGAACTTATGATAGAGTTTGAGGATGATGAGATAAAACAATCTATTAGAAACATAAGAGATATATCGTCAAAAGATGCATTCGTTGAAGACTTAAAAAAACTAATTTTACAATATGGCAAAAATAGCATTTGATAAATATTACACACCACCAACAGTAGCGAGATGGTGTATCGAAAAAACAAAAGAGATAATTGGTGAAGAGAATATAACTGAATGGGTTGAACCAAGTGCAGGCTCAGGTTCATTTAGTCATCAAATACCAGGATGTAGAGCATATGATTTATATCCACAACACGAGTATATAGAACAAGTAAACTTCTTAGAACTTAATTTAGGTGGGTATAAAAAAGGTAGATGTTTTATAGGTAATCCACCATTTGGTGGTAATAGCGGTAAGCTAATAAAAGATTTTTATGAAAAATGTTGTAAAGAAGGTGATTATATAGCATTTATATTACCAGCATCATACTATAATTCATATGGTAAATTATATAAGTTCGAAATAGTTTATAGTTGTATAATTGAAACACCATATACAAATGAACTATTAAAAACATCTTTTACAATATATAAAAGAAATCCAGATAGAAATGATTTTAGACCTGAAAAGGAAAAAGAACTAAAGGATGTTACACTTTTACAATATGGTAGAAAAAATAATGAAAAAAATAAAAAGGTTTTACCACACGATTATTGTTTTGTTAGATTTGGTGATGTATTAAAAGAATGCGAACCATATAATAGTTCAGGTTTTATTACCGTAAAATGTAATAATCCCGATAATAAAGAAGAAATCTTAAACTTTTTTAAGTGGCTTTATTACTATAATAAAAAAACTAAAATCTTAAATAAAAAAAGCATATCAGCAGCCTCATTATGTAGATATGATTTAATAAAACTATTAAAAATATGTATACCAAATATAAAATAAAATTATGAAAAGAGATAAAAAAGAAAAAGTTTATTAGATGAAATATAAAACAATATATTTAGACCCACCTTGGCAAATTTGCACGGGTGGAACAAGTAAAAGAAAAAAAACTGGTATAGAACATAAAGGATGGGGAACACCGCAAAATCATTATCCAGTTATGAAGATAAAAGATATTATAAAAGAATTGCAATTTGTAAAAGACATAACAGATGAACAATGTCATATGTATATGTGGGTGGTTAATAATAAGATAGAAGATGCTTTATTATTGATAAAAGAATTAGGTTTTACATATGTAACAAATATAGTATGGGTTAAAGATAGAATAGGTATGGGTCAATACTTTAGAGGACAACACGAGTTATTATTTTTTTGTAGAAAAGGAAAACCATTACCATATAAATACAAAAATAATAAAAAGGTGACTATATCAAGCGTTTTAACAGAAGCAAGAGATAAACATTCTAAAAAACCACATACTTTCTATTCGATAATAGAAGATGTTTCTTATGGTCCTTATATTGAACTATTCGCAAGGAATAGAAGAGAAGGTTGGTATAGTTGGGGACCACACGAAAATATAAATGATTTACAATAAGAATGATAGACTACCCACTAAACTAAAATAAAATAAAATTATGAAAAGAGATAAAAAAGAAAAAGTTTTAGAAGCACTCGAAAGAAGTCTTGGAATAATAACACCAGCTTGTAAAGAAGTAGGTATAACAAGAGAGACATTTTATAGATGGCTTAGAGAAGACGAAGAGTTTAAGAAGAAAGTAGATGATATAAATGAGATAACACTAGATTTTACAGAGAATCAATTGTTAAAAAAGATTAAAGAAGGATCAGAAAGATCCATTCTATTCTATATGAAATATAAAGGTAGAAAAAGAGGATATACTGAAAGAATAGATATAGATGCTAATATAAAAGGTGAAATAGATATTAGAAAATTATTTGGATTTGAAGATGATAAAACTGATTAGTAAATACAAACCATTACTAAATAACACAAGGTATAAAATTATAAGTGGAGGAAGGGGTTCAGGAAAATCCTATTCAGTTGCCACTTATCTTCTTATGCTTTCATTTGAAAAGGATAGAACAATAGTATATCTAAGGTATATTATGAAAGATATAGAGATTTCAATCTACCCAGAGTTTATAAATAAAATAGAAGAGCTTAACCTAGAACATATATTTAACATTACTAGAAATAGAATAGAGAATAAAATAAGTGGTTCGGTAATCATATTTAAAGGTATAAAAACAGGATCATCAAACCAAACAGCAAATCTAAAAGGTATAACCAATATAGATACATTAGTCGTGGATGAGGCAGAAGAGATACCAAGTTTTGATATATTTGATAAAGCAGACTATTCAATTAGATCAGATAATAAGACGAATAATGTTATATTGATATTTAACCCAACAACAAAGGCAAGTTGGATATATGAAGAGTTTTTCTTAAATAAAGGTTTAACAGACGTGTATAATGGAGTAATAGATGATATAACATATATACATACAACATATAAAGATATAGAGGATAAATTAAATACTAGCTTCCTACAAAAGATAGAAAGAGATAGGATAAATAACCCAAAAAAGTATGAACATATAGTAATGGGTAAATTTTTAGATGTTGCTGAAGGTATAGTATTTAATAATTGGAGAATAGGAGAATTTGATGAAAGTCTTCCATTTTTATATGGATTAGATTTCGGGTTTTCAGTAGATCCAACCACACTAGTAAAAGTAGCAATAGATAAGACTAATATGAAAATATATGTAGATGAAGTATTCTATGCTTATCCATATCAAGGTAAAGGACTATCAACTCCAGAGATTATAGATAAATGTAAAACTTTAGGTGATAGTTTAATAGTAGCAGATAATAGCGAAGGTAGATTAATAAATGATGCTGTTATGGCTGGTGTTAATATGATCCAGTGTAATAAAGGAGCAAATAGTGTAGTTGAAGGAATAAAACAAATGTTAGATTATGAGATTATTATTACAAAAGACTCAATTAACCTATTAAAAGAGTTTAGTAATTATATATGGAGTGATAGAAGAGGTAATATACCAGTAGATATGTATAACCACGGTATAGACGCAATAAGATATGCTGTTAAATATAAATTGAGTAATAGTGAGTTCAAACCTAGGGTTTATAGAATAAACAGATAATATAAAATATGTTTAGTATAGTATGAATGGATTATATAGAGCGAATGAGTTGATAAAAACTTATTTAAGTGAGCAAGGTGATATAACGCAAGTAATTGATGTTAGAGATGAAAATATGTTAGATGATAACTTTTGGAAGAAGAATTTATATCCAATAGCGTTAGTGTTCCCAGGACAAGTAGAGTGGACATCAACGACATATACAACATATACTATACAAATAGCAGTTTTATCACAAAGGGATATATCTAATATGGAATCTGATAGATGGAATAATAATGATAACATGGTAGATAATCTTAATATCGCATCAGAGAGTTTAGGATATGTAATAAATAAACTAAGACTTCAATATGAGGATGATGATATAGATGATGAGGATAGAATAATCTTAGATGGAGTACCAACAGGTGATAGAATAACAGAATTTGGTATAAATAAATTAGATGGATATGAAGTTTTTTTAAGACTTAAAGTATGGAACAAAACAAAATATTGTTAATATATGTTTAAGGTAAGTAATACATTACAGGGTTTCATAGGAGACATTACAGACGAGATAAAATCAAAGGCACCAATTAGTTCAGGTTCATTAAGATCGTCTATTAAATCGAATATAAATGCGTTAGATGAAGGTATAACAATAAGTTTTTCTATGTTAGATTATGGATACTATCAAGATAAGGGTGTAAATGGTACAAAAAGGAGTTGGGGTTCTCCATTTAGTTTTAGTAAGATGCCACCAACGAGTGCTTTGGATGGATGGGTTGTTAAGAAAGGAATAGCACCAAGAAATAATAAAGGACAATTTACAACAAGAAAGGGTCTTAATTTTATAATAGCAAGAAGTATAATGGAGAATGGTATAAGACTAAAAAACTTTATAGAACCTGTTATAAATAATAACATAGATAGATTATCACAAATTATAATCGATGATATTTTCGATGAATTTGAAAAAAATATAAAATTAAAAGATTAAATCGCGGGATAGAGCAGCAGGC